TCCAAACGCAAAAAGCAGTTGCGGATGTGGTGAAAGCATTCAGTTCGATATGGAAAAAGTAAATGGCTAAACAATTTGTAAACATTGGTATTGAAGGAAACGACGGGACGGGTGATAGTATCAGAGATGCCTTTAATAAGGTAAATGAAAACTTCACTGAACTGTATGCTGTATTTGGACAAGGTGGTCAAATCAGTTTCACTTCATTAAGCGACACTCCTAGCACACTAGGGGCAAATAAAATTCCAGTATCTAATTCGGCGGGTAACGCAATCACAATGCGTGGCATCACTGGTACAGGTATAGCGGTAGATTTAACTTCTGATCCAAACAACATTAAATTATCGGTTACAGGAACTTCTGTTGCTTCTGACACAGCACCAGGATTAGGTGGACCACTAGACGCAAATAGTTTCGCAATCGCAAACGTAGGCATCAATCAAAATGCCGTAAACGATTTCAATACAACACATGGCACAAACATAACATTAGATGATGTTGTTATTACAAAAGGCTACGCAGATTTAAATTACCTTGCAAGTTCAGGTGGCACAGGAACATTAGGTGAAGTAAGAGTTAGACCAGAACCAGCGAACGCAACAGACTACTCAAAAACAATTACACAATTTGCAAATGGTGATGTTAATATTCCATCACACGGATTTTCATCGGCGGCAAATGGTTTAGCATTCAAATATACAACAACAGGAACAGCGGCAACAAACTTAACTGACAACACAGTCTACTTTATTAGATTCGTTGATTCGAACCACATCAGTTTACACGCAACAAAATCTGAAGCAACAAATAATAATGATGCCACAAGAGTAAAAATCACTGTTAGCGGTGGTAGTGGTACACAAACTTTGATTGATAACGAATACGACAGTTCTTTAGATGGATTTTATCTAAGCACAGAAGCAATACAAAGACAATCAGCAGTAAGACGTCAAGGTGACAAGATGGCTGGTCCTTTATTCTTAAGTGATCATCCTGGTGACTTGGCTGGTTCAGGAACTCCTAATGCACAAGATGATCTACAAGCGGCTACAAAATTTTATGTTGATAATACAAGTTATGCTTCTACAAAAAATTTATTTGTATCTACAAACGGCGATGATAGTATGTCGGGAGTACCGGCAGACAAATATGGTAGATCATTAAGTTACGCATATAAAACAATTGCCAAGGCTTGCGAAAGAGCACAGATACTAATTGACACATCTCCAATTGAGCCAGGACCATACCAACAAACGGTCACGTATAACAATGGAGCAAATAATTCGACTGTATCTACAGCGGCAGTAACAACATCTTTCACGGCGGCACAAACGGCTTTAAGAGCAGGTATGGCGGCAAACAAACAATTTATTACAAATGAAGTAATTGGATATTTGAACAACACATATCCTACATATTTTTACAACGTCAGTAGATGTAAAGTTGATTTAGGTTTGATCCAAGATTCTATTGTTACTGATGTTTCAAATGGATTGACGGCAAACTTCCATTCTATACAATCAGGAAAAAGATATTACAGTTCGAACAGTGGATTAAAAGCAATTAATCAACAAAACACAGAAACACTTGCCGCAATCGCTTACGCAAAAACAGTGACGGCAAATGTTTTAAACAAAACAGCACCTTCGCAAACATATCAAGGTAAATTTGCTGTACTTTCAGATGGATATTCAGCAAATACTTTTACAATCTTTACTGGTGCGAACAACTATGTTCACACTTATGTCAGTGGTGGTACAGTCACAGTTGGAGGAACAACAGTCAACGTATCCACAGCGACTTATAATAATTCATCAGGAATAGTTACTGTCACAACATCATCTCCACATGGTGCAGTAGTTGGTGATATCGTAACCGTTGCAAACATAACTTGGAGTTGTTCACTAGGAAACAAAATTTATCCAGAAGTTGTAAGTCAAGATACATCATTCTCTGGCACGGTAGATCAGTCTGCAAAAGACAGTGCCGCGGCAAAATTTGATATCATCACAAATATCATTAACAACTACAACTACAACATAGCACAAACAGATGGAAGCACATACACCGTAACCATTTCAAATGGTGGTAATGGTTTTGTGGATCAAAATGCAACAGGTAACAAAGATTTAGTTCCAGGAAAAGTTTTAAGAGGTAAGACTTCTAAAGCATTAGGACTAATTGTAAAAGTTGATCAAGGCGCAACCAACGACACCGTTGAAATGTTCCTACTTGAAGCGAAAGAATTTAATGTATCTGAAGAAGTTGAATTTGGAAACAAAGTAAACACAACGCAAATAACAATTTTTGTTGAATCAGGAATTTACGAAGAACATTTACCTATTAAAGTTCCTGCAAACGTTTCAATCAAGGGTGACGAATTTAGAAGAACAATTATAAGACCTAAAGCAGGTGTATCAGAATCTGTTTGGGCAGGTGTACACTTCTTTAGAGATACAACTTTTGACGGCTTAACACTTGCATCACAGAACTATGGTTACCATTATCTAACAGATGTAACTAATTCCGCAAGTGCTAAAAAGAACAATGCTGATATGGACGTCTTCTTAATGAACGATGCCACTATAATCAGAAACATGACTATCCAAGGACACGGTGGATTCGCACAGGTGCTAGATCCTGAAGGACAGATATTAACTAAATCACCTTACATACAGACAGGTGCTTCTTTCAGTAGAGTAGAAAATAAAAAATTATTTAGAGGTGGTATGTTCGTAGATGGTTTCGTTGGAAACATGGAAGTAACTATCAGCAATATTGTCGATGCGTTCACTTTAGATATTACAAGCACAGCAGGACAGGGTTTATACATAAGAAAACCACAGTTACCTGCACCGTTCTATATTGCAGGAATAAGATATCAAGTTACAGCAATTAAGAATTACGATCAAGCAAACGGAACTGCACAAATTTTATTAGCAAGTAATTCAAACAGTGGTAATGGTTACACAGGTGCATCACCTTACAATATCATTATACAGACTGGTGGTAACAGATCTCTACTTGCAAATGACTACACACAGGTTAACGACTTAGGTTACGGACTTGTAGTTACAAACGGTGCGTTGTCAGAACAAGTATCCACATTCACTTACTATTGTGAAGCGAGTATGTTCGCAAACAATGGTGGTCAGATCCGATCTTTGAATTCATCATCTGCAAATGGTAATTATGGATTAAAAGCACAAGGTTCTAATCCAAATGAATTGATAGATAACATAACACTTGCAGACAACATGACACAAACAGGATTGATTTACAATCCTGGTACAACTGACTTTGCTCAAAACACAGACGCCACTGCGTTGTATGTGTTTGATACAGAATATATTCCATTTAACTTAGGTGAAGTTGAGATTGACCACGGTGGATCTATTGGTATAGTGAGATATGAAATATCAAATATCGAAACAACAAATGCTCCTGTACAACCAGCAACAAGAAGTGGAACTGTCTACAAAATAAACCTGTCCACAGCAGGCGCTAACACAACTTCAAGCACAGGATTAAAAGCGGCAGTTGCCGATATGCAGGCTGTAACAATAAGAAACAGTAGATCATTTAGATTCGAAGATGTAAATGATGTTGCACCAACAAGACCAAGCACAGCGATTGTGTTTGATGAATACACAGACGCAATTTACAGATCAATAGCATTTGGAAATCAAGATCCAATTGGTGGCGCACTAGGTGCCAACGAAGCATTGATCACAATGGATTCGCCATACGACACAGTCAAGATGAACGTGAACATGGTTGAGGCACAAAACAATACCTACGCAGGTGCGGGAACAACAATGGGTGCCACAGTAGGTGACGTTGTTATTGCCATAGATAGAATTACCCAAGCAACAGACGTAACAAGATTAAACAATGGTGACATGATATTTGGTTGGGACGGAAAAGTTCACAGAGTCACAAGTTACACAGACAGAACAACATATGGTACAATCACAATTCAAGATGTAAACAATATCCAACCAACACCAGTTGGCTCAGGTATCCATAGTTCAATGTATAGAGCATCAACAAGTGTAAATCTAAGAGCAAACTTGGCTGACAATGAAACAGGTACGTTGACAGTTTCTATTTCGACTATGAGAGCAACAGGTCATGACTTCTTAGACATAGGTACAGGTGGATTCAACACTACAAATTATCCAAATGTAATTTACGGAGATCCACAGGCACCTGTACAAGCATATGAAGTTGTTGAAATCGGAAAAGGTAGAGTGTTCTATGTTTCAACTGACCAAGATGGATTCTTCCGTGTAGGTAGATTCTTCACTGTTGACCAAGGAACAGGAACGGTAACATTCTCGGCTTCAATTGCATTAAGCAATTTAGATGGTATAGGATTCAAACGTGGTGTTGTTGTTGCAGAATTCAGTTCTGATTCAGCGATGACTGACAATGCATCTGACACGGTGCCAACAGAGTCGGCAGTAAGAGGATACGTAAACAGAAGATTACACTTTGACCATCAAGGACAAGTTGTAGGTAATCCAATAGGAGCAGGTGCAATAGCAAGAGACGGTACAACTCCGGCAACAAATTCTTTAAGTTTAGGTGGATTCAATATAAACAACCTAGCAGATCCAGGAGCGGATCAAGATGCCGCAACCAAGTCTTATGTTGACGCTGTAAATTACGCAACTGACGAAATAAGAAATAATAGAGACGCAGATTTTATCACGCCATTAGCGGCTGGTGATCTATTAATGTTTAATGGCAAATTCATCATGTACACAACTCCAGCAAACGGAGGAACATTCAGTTCAGGTCAAACTATTACAGGTTCGAACAGTGGTGCAACAGGAACAATTATAGATTTTGTACAGGCAAGTATTCCAGTATATGGTATAGCAACAAGAATTACTTACACATTAACAAGTGGAACAAACTTTAATTTAAGTGACACAATTGACAATGGCGGTGGTGTTACAGCAACAGTCTTTGATGCGGCTATACCGGCGATAGGAAATGCTGTTGTACAAGGTTCATCAGATGTAACAATCACAGCAGACAGAGACGCAACTGCAACAAAACTTACATTCGATATTGCAACAGGTTCAATCATAAATGCAGATATAAGCACGACAGCGGCAATTCAACAAAGCAAGTTGGCAATGAACGCCGCGACAACAAGAGCAAATTCAACAGGTATCACTCAGGCAGACTTAGGTTTGGCAAGTTTCGATTCAGGAGACTTCACAGTCACAGACGGTTGGGTAACATTATCGGCGACTGGCGTTGACTATTCTGACTTACCAGATTTAGATCAATTCCAAGTGATTGGTAGAACAACGGCAGGCACAGGAGATGCCACTGCTGTATCATTCAGTTCTGTTGTAACTGACGGTGGTGGTATTGTTGACGGTGACTTTGGTGTAGAAGTTTCAACAGCGGCTGATCCAGGTGAGGCATTAATTAAAACTGGCGCAGGCACATATGGTTTCTCTAATGTAACAAAATCTAGAGAAGCAAATAGTATTGTAAAAACAGATGCAGATGGACAGATTGATTTAGCAAAATTGGCATTGAATGGCAATACAGCATTTGATGTTGATTCAAGCAAAGTAAGATTAACAACACAAGGTGGAGTTGTTGCATACGAAGTTATAGGATCAACTGTGAACAACACAGTTCACTCTTTCATTGGTAATCAATTTGGATTTGGTGGAGCAGATGCTTCTGCAAGTACAAGTAACGATGCAGGATCTGGCGTAAACACAACTCCAGCAATAGCAAGTGATTACATCTATGCAAAAACTATTGAGGACGGAGCAAAAGGAACTTCATTCACAGGTATAGTGTTCGGTAACACTAGCACCTACATTCAACCATATGATGATTCAACTGAAGGTAAAGTTGGTATAGTCGCAGGCGGAACAACTACTGTGATTGCAACACCACATGGATTGATCCCAGGTGGAGCAGGTGGTAATGCTTCTACAAATATCAATATGGGTGACTCTAGCAATAGATTCAACACAATGTACGCGACAGTGTTCGATGGAACGGCTACGCAGGCTCAGTATGCTGACTTGGCGGAAAAATTTGTTGCGGACCATAACTATCAACCTGGAACGGTATTGATGTTTGGTGGTCCAGAAGAAGTTACAATATCAATTGGAGAAAACAACAGAGCAGTCGCTGGTGTTGTTTCACAAAAACCTGCATACTTGATGAACAACAAATTAAATTCTGAAAACAGTGTAGAACTTGCAATGATGGGAAGAGTATTCTGTAAAGTAATTGGTAAAATTAGAAAAGGTGATATGTTGGTCACGTCAAAACAAAATGGTGTGGCAACATCAAGTGAAGAACCTAAACTAGGAACAGTGATAGGTAAAGCATTACAAAGTTACGACAGAGATGAAATCGGTGAAATAGAAATAGTGGTAGGTAAATTATAATGGCTATACAGGTAATAAACATAGGGACAAGTCCAAACAAAGGAGACGGCGAACCATTAAGAACCGCCTTTGATAAGATTAATGATAATTTTTCAGAACTGTCTCTCAAAGTTACTAATCTTGAGACAGGTGGTGTCACAGTAACAACTGGTGATATCAAAGGTTCTGTGTTTGGCGATGATTCAACATTACTTGTTGATGGAATTAACAGTAGAATACCATCATCTGTTTTACATGGTGCACTGCCGGCAATAGATGGTTCAGCACTTACAGGTGTTACAACAACAGAAACAGATCCAGTAGTAGGAGCAATCACAGGAATAGTAAAAGCAGATGGCTCTGGAAATATTTCAGCGGCAGTGGCAGGAACAGATTATCTTACGAGTGTTGCTTTTGCTGACCTTACAGCCACACCAACTACCATAGCAGGTTACGGAATAACAGATGCATATACAAAAACAGAAGTAGATAATTCTATTGCTTCTGTTACGGCAGGACATTTTAATTTTAATATTACGGGCGATGACTCAACTGTAAGAACAGTAACTTCGGGTAGCACATTACAGATAAAGGGTGGAACAGGAACTACCACAGCAAGTGATGTGGATGGTAATATTACTATTAACGGTTTAGAAATAGGTACAAGTGCCACAACTGCTCTTGCAGGTAACACCGCTTTGTTTTCAGGTGCATACAATGACTTAACTGGTAAGCCAACTTTGTTCTCAGGTGCATACAATGACTTAACTGGTAAGCCAACTTTGTTCTCAGGTGCATACGGTGACTTGACAGGATCACCAACAAATGTCAGTGCATTTACAAATGACTCAGGTTACTTAACTAACGTCCCACCACAGACTTTTGTTTCATTATCAGACACTCCTGCAAACTTTACAGGACAATCAGGAAAATTTGTTAAAGTAAACGCAGGTGAGACTGCTTTAGAATTTGATACTGTGAGTGGTAGCGGTATAACAGATATCGTACAAGACACAACTCCACAACTGGGTGGTGCATTAGATTTAAACAACAACAATATCACAGGAAATGGTAGTATAAACATTTCAGGTGGTGCCACAGTGTCAGGAAATTTAGTAGCAGGCACTGGTACGGTGGGTGGTTTGACTTTCGCTGGCACACAGATTGCATCAGACGACAGCACACAGATATCATTCCAAGACAATATTGAAATAGCAGGCGGGCCTATTCTATCTAGTACAACTTTGACACACACAGGAACATTTGGAATTTCAGCAAACACATTGAATATAAACGCAGGATCATTTGGACAGGTGAACATTGGAACAAATCAAGGAACGGCACCTGTGGTATTAGGATCAACAAATAATGATACAGAAGTAATTTGTAGCGGTGACTTGTTTATAGATTCCGGTATAATGGAAAGTCATACATCTAAAACTGGTGCAACAGGCACAGTGGATCATGACATGGATGATGGACATATTTTTATGCATAGCAGTATGGCGGGAGACTTCACAGCAAACTTAACCAATTCTCATATAGGAATTAACACAGCAACCACAGTGTTGTTTATTTTGACACAAGGTAACACAGGAAGAATGGTGACTGGATTAGAGATTGGTGGAGTTTCTCAAACAATCAGATGGCAAAACAATAATGTACCTACAGGCACAGACAACGGCTTTGATGCTGTATCGTTTTCTATTTTTCAAAAAACCAGTGGTAACTACACGGTACTAGGACAAAGTGTATCATTTGGAGGCGTATAATGCCTGCCTTAGGAGGAGCAACAGGTAGTTTCACAGCAGGACATAGAGGAAGTGCTTTCACTCGTGATTGGAAACCTTCAATGTTAGGCAACGATCTAAGAATGTGGCTCAATCCGAGCGATACCTCAACAACTACTTTTCAGCCTGGTACTAATACATTAACAAGCATCACTGATGCTTCTAGTGTAGGAACAACCATCAACATCAACAACACTCCAACACAGAGCACAGAGGACAACAAAGAAATTATTGTGTTTGATCACGCTTCAAATCAATTTCTCAGCACAAGTTCTTTCGGGATTGCCAACAATGGTAACCATTGGGCCGCATTCGCAGGCGAAATTGCGTCGGTGAACAACACCAAGGATTCAATATGGAGTTTTGATACCACATTATCACCTGCCAGAGACTATGCCATCAGTGCAGGTAACGTTAACGATTTTGAAGGTGAACTGGATCTTGATGGTTTGAGTACAAACAGGATCAGCAGTACAGCAGGAAACAAGATAGACTTTACTGCCCAGACACCTATCCAACCAAATACTAAATTTATGATATTATGTTACTTTGACAAATCGCACGGTGAAATTGGTGTAAGAGTAAACGGTAACAACGCCTTCACACCAGAAACAGATTACGACAACAATCTGAAAACCACAGCAGGAATGAACATATTCAGAAACAGAGGCAGTCAAACCTTTGGTGGGAAATTGTTTGAGTTTATGGTGTCACAAGGACAACCTGGGATAGGCAGTGGAAATAAATTGTATATAGAACAAGCAGAAGGTTATCTTGCTCACAAATGGGGATTAACAAGTAATTTACCTGTCAGCCACCCATATAAGAACACAGCACCAACCGGATAAATATAGATACAAGGGGCAAAAAATGGCAAACAGAATACCACTAGTAGTAAGTGATAACAAGATAAAAGAATTACCAGTCGGTGATAGTTTAAATCTATCAGGTAATTCAATTGTTAACGCAACAAGTGTCGCGGCTAATAATATTAATCTTGGCGGAACAGTGTTTACAGGTTCGTACACAGAACTAACAAACACACCTACGATACCAACAGACATCAATCAACTTACAGATACTAGCAATTTATTATCTCAAGGCGGTGGAACGACAGTCGTGCAGGGTTCTGGTGGTGGTTTAATTGTTGCAGGTGATGACAGCACACAGGTCACAATTTTACCTAGCAACACTTTACAGATAGCAGGTGGCACAGGCATCTCAACTGCAATTACAGATGTTGCAGGCACACAAAAACTTACAATTACAAACACGGTAGTAGACACGAATACAACTTACAGTTTCAATGCTGTCGATGGCGCAACTACAAGTTCAAAAACTTTACAACTTTTAGATAGTGCTGGTGCTTTACAAACGATAAGTTTAAAGCAAGGCACTAATATCGGAATCACAAGGATAGCAAACGAATTAACCATATCAGCAACAGACACAGACACGACTTATGGAATAGAAAGTGCAACTGATAACAACGGATTCCAAGTTTTAAGATTGAGTGGTTCAAATTCAGTAACTGATGATGTTGCAATTAAACCGGGAACAAACATTTCAATCACTAGAGCAACTTCAGATGAAATTACAATTAACAACACGCAGGTTTTACCAAACGTATTCGGAACTATTGCTGTTGCAGGACAATCAAGCATAATAGCAGACAGCACAACTGATACATTGACGGTTGCAGGTGGTAATGGCATAACGGTAACGACAGATGCAAACAGTGACACATTAACAATCAGCACTTCTACACAAAATTTATTTGAAACGTTCACAGCAGATTCAGGCACAACCACTGCCAACAGTGGAACAGACACATTAACCGTAGCAGGTGGTACAGGTATTTCAACTTCAATTACTGGTGACACTTTAACAATAGCATACACAGGAGCGGGAAGTGGTCAAAGTGATGAATTCAGTAATATTGCTGTAGGTGTTCCTGGTAATAATGTTTTATTGATTGCAGACGATCCAAATGATATTTTATACATAAGTGGTGGAACAGGAATGAGTGTTACCGCAAGTGGTACTGGTACAGGATCGACAGTTGACCAAGTGCTTATTGAAAACACGGCACCAAATATCGTACAAAATGTTTTCCAAACAATTCAAGTTGACGGTGCGGCAACAACAACTGCCAACACAGCAACTGACACACTGACAATACAAGGTGGAACTGATATTACAACTTCATTGAACGGTGACGTGATAACAATTTCATACACAGGTTCAGGTGGCGGCGGCGGTGGATCTGTAAACGACGCATTTAAAACTATTGCAATATCACCTTCAGGTGGTAGTGTGGTGGCAGATGCTTCCGAAGACACATTGACATTAGAAAATGGTAACAATATTTCTATGACTGCAACGTCAGGCACAGACACAATCACTATTAATGCAACGGCGGCAGGTGCTAACGAACAGGTTCAATTTAACAATGCCGGAAACTTCGGTGGTGATGCAGATTTCACTTACAACTCTACAACAAATACTTTAACAATTAAAAATTTAATAGCAGAAAGCGTAAATCCACCATCAACATTGACAGGCACATACACTATTTCATCTCCAACAACTATTACGTTAGATCCTACAAATGAAATTATAAATGATGCACCAATGAAATTAAAAGGTTACACAGTGACACAACTGGGATCCTTAACCTCTTCAGCAGGTGCGATGGTTTATTGTACAGATGAATCAGGTGGTTCTATTCCTGCTTTCTATGATGGAACAAATTGGAGAAGAGTCAGTGATAGGGCCATTGTCTCTTAATGTTACATGGATGAAAAAGAATATATCGTAACGGTAAAAGAAGGTGTTGATTGGCGTGAAGTCCACGAAGACCTCACAAAAGAAAATCAAAAACAATTTATTCCTAACCACAAAGTTCCTGTAGACGACCTAAGAGAAATTAACAAACGTAATACACATTATCATCTTTCAGATCATGAAGCCGCAGAATTAAGAAAAGATTCTCGAATTCAAGCAGTTGAAATTCCTATGATGCCTCAAAAAAAGGCTCTACAAGAAGGAAACTTTAATAGGGCAGGTAGCGATACAGGTCAACAAGATAACTGGGGACTGTTAAGACACATAGCGGATAATAATATTTTTGGAACTTCAACAGCAGATCCGGGTGGAACGTATGACTATGTATTGGACGGCACAGGAGTAGATGTTGTTTTACAGGATTCGGGAATAAATGGAGTTAATTCAGCGGCGGGATTACACCCGGAGTTTACTGATGCAAATGGAACAAGTAGAATAAAAGAAATAAACTGGTTTACTGAATCGGGCATAAGTGGAAGCCAACCAACAAACTTCTACAACGATACAGATGGACACGGAACACACGTTGCATCTACCATGGCTGGCAAAAAGTTTGGTTGGGCCAAAAATGCAGATATCTATTCGCAAACAATATTGGACAGTCCACACACAATTTCAGTATCAAATGCAATGGACACATTGTTGGGTTGGCATCAAGCGAAAACAAACGGAAGACCTACAGTGGTAAACATGAGTTATGGTTATGTCTATTACCTTAACACAAACACTACTCCAAATGGATTTGGATTCAGTGACAGCGGACCTTGGTATGATTTAATTAGTGGAACATACAGAGGTACTCCGCACACAGACACGACAAGGAATAATTTAAGAACACGTGGAATCAACGGACAATTCAGAGGAAGCGGGATATATGGATATCCGGCTAGGGTAGCAAGTGTTGACGCTGACATAAAACAATTAACCGATGCAGGAATAATAGTGTGCATAGCGGCGGGAAATGACAGCATGAAGCATGATGTATCAACAGGCACAGACTACAACAACAGCCTAGTGGTCACAACCATAGGAAGTTGGTTTTATCACACAGGTGGTAGTCCTAATCTAAACGGAGAACCTGGATTCAATGTTGGTGCAATAGGATTTTCAAACAGCAACGCGGCTTTCAACGAGAAAGCAAGTTTCAGTGATTCGGGTCCAGGCGTTAACATATACACTTGCGGACAAAATATAATTGGTGCGTGGCCACAAGGTCCAGGTTTCAGTTACCATTACGATAATTCATTTTTTCAAAATAAAATATCAGGCACATCTATGGCATCACCACAAATGGCAGGCATGGCGGCTTGTCTATTGCAGGCACACCCGGACTGGACACCAAGTCAAGTTATGAATTGGTTTCAAAGCAATGCTACAGATACAATTTTTACAACAGGATTAGATGATGATTTCACAACATCAAATAGTGTGCATGGAGGTCCTGCAAAAGTGGCTTACTTGCCATTAAAAGGTCAGAAACCGTTTGGAATAAACTAATAAATACAAGTAGGAGATAAAATGGCAAATTCAGTTATAAACATTGGAACACTTGCAAACGATGGCACAGGTGACGATCTAAGAGAAGCATTTATAAAAGTTAATAATAATTTTAACGAACTATATGCTAGATCGCCTGAAAGCACTACCGCGGTAAATTTAGTTGCCGATGATGCCACGACAGCGGGTCTATTTGCACAAAAATCTTCAGAAGAATTACAATTCAAAAGTTTAAAAGCAGGACCGAACATCAGTTTATCAACAAGTAACAATCAAGTTACAATCACTTCATCAGGTATTGTAAGTATATTATTCACAACTGACGCAGGATCAGTTGGACCTATTAATGCTTCAGGTGTTGCTAGATTTTTAGGTACAGGCGGTGTGCAAACAACTGGGTCAGGTACTGACGTTACTATAGATTCTAAATTAGAAAGAGAAACTTCACCAAAACTTACAGCAACTTTAAATGTTAATAATCAAAATTTAACGAATGGTGGAACAATCACAGCAACAAACTTTGACGGTTTAGTAAGAGGTAAAAATGTTGCAGATTTAGATAGTGTTGTAGGCTTTGATTTCGGTGGAATCACAGGTGGCATATCTAACATAATTGAATGGTTAGAAGCAGACAATACAGTCAATTTAGGTACTATACCAAGTCCTTCAAGCAAAGGCGTTGACTTAGGTACTATATAATAATCACTTACACTACAACTCTAATCCACGATAAATATCATTATGCATTCGATATGGACAGTACAGACAGGGCATAATTTAGGAACTTTACAGGAAAAAGTAGCCACAACAATTAATTTGCCTGTGTCAGGAGCAGACACAATTACAAAAATAGCAGGCACTATTCCACCTGGATTGCGATTGGCTGGCACCACAATTACAGGAACACCTTTTCAAGTCAGTAGAAACAGCACATTTGAATTTTGTTTAAGAGCAAAACATGACACTAGAGTACAGGATAGAACGTTTACGATAAACGTACAAGGGCCTGACGCTCCTACTTGGGTAACACCCGCAGGACTTTTAAAAATAGGTGATAATAATCAATTATTCATATTAGATAGTGCTAGGATAGATTTCCAATTGTCAGCCATAGATGCTGATTTAAGTGCAAACACAACATTAGAATATTATATTCCAGAAGGTGGAGGTGAATTGCCACCAGGACTCACACTATCATCTTCGGGAAAGATCTCAGGAACTGTGGATCCTATACTGGCTTTAGACATACAGTCAAGCACAGGTTATTATGATTCAAACGATTATGCCAGTGCACCATTCGACTTTGGTATAGACGGAGCAGTTGCTAATCAAAGTTTCTATTTTGACATTCAAAATTACGAAGCACTATACAATTCAAACGTCACAACAAGAGTCACTAGAAAATTAAACAGATATTATTCTTTTACCGTCAACGTTACAGATGGAGATTCTACAGCAAGTAGGACATTTCAAATATTTGTAGTAGGTGACGATTTCCTCAGAGCGGACAATACAATTATACAAGTTGGTTCAGGAGTATTCACATCTGATGGCACATTCTTACGTAACCCACAGTGGTTGACTCCAGCAGATTTAGGATTTAAAAGAGCAAACAATTATGTAACAATATATTTAGAATTATATGATCCAAATACTATTGCAGGCACAGTCAATTATTATTTAGAAAATAAAAATCCTGATGGAACATTCAGCGAATTGCCGGAAGGGACAACATTAGATATTAAGACTGGCGAAATAGCAGGTAGAGTACCATACCAGCCGATGATTACTAAAGAATATAAATTCACAGTGACAGCCGTAAGAAGAGGAACAGGTGTAGATTTTGTTACAGTGAACATTATTCCTTACGAAGATCAGCAACACGGCACAGATGAATTAAAAATTAATAAACTTCCATTAGGACAACAAGATGGACTAGACGATCTTAATAGTTTATTAAATGAAAAAATTAAAATAAACGATGTAGAATACACAGTCATAGGTGTAAATGGAACCAATGCAAAGTTCGATGTATTAACATTAAATAAAAATTTAGAAGCAACAGATTTAAAAGTGTACACAGGAAACGTGTACAATCCAAGCAATTATAAAACTAACCCTACTTTGATAAACAGGGCAAACAATGAGATATTCATCTTTAATAGGGTGTCAAAAGACAAATACAAAAATAAAACTTTGACTCTAGGCGGTGTAGACTATGTAATTGAGGATATACAAACTATTTTGAATGAGGGTGAACCTGCGTTGCAAGGTATTAACACAATGACTGCAATGGAAAAACTAGTTCTAAATGTTCCTTTGCAAACATCATTTGTAAATGAACAAAATATTTCAATAGCGGCTTTCAAAGGTGTCACATATACCAAAGACTTTTTATTATCAAGCACAGACACAGAACCAAAAGCAACAAAAACTTTTAGTGTAAAAGTTTTAGGAGAAGTTGACAGCACAATTACTTGGACTAGTGAAAGTGAGTTAGGTACGATAAAAGCAAATTTAATGAGTCATCTACGTGTAACGGCAACAAGTACCGTGCCAGATGCAAGATTAAAATACATTTTAACAAGTGGAACACTTCCACCAGGATTAGCATTAACAATTAATGGTGAGATAGTTGGAAAAGTAAGATTAAATCCAGAAGGATCATCACCTGGAGTAACGGCATTTGATAGTAGAGCATTTACATTTGATGGCGGCACAACGACTGTCGATGCAAATTATTCATTCACAGTAAGGGCACAAGATAGATTCGGATTTAGTTCTATTGAAAGAACTTTTAAAATTAAAACTACTATAGGTGGTGCAGAAGAATACACTAATCTTTATGTTCAACCATTGTTAAAGGAATCGCAGAGGACTTATTTCAAAGATTTTATTAGTGATTCAAATATATTTGACCCAGACAAAATTTATAGACCAACAGACAAAGACTTTGGTTTACAAAAAAATTTAAAAATGCTTCTATATGCAGGTATTGAAAAGAAACAAGTGGCACATTACGTTTCAGCAAGTTCAAGTAATCACAAAAGAAGAAGATTTAATTTTGGAGAAATAAAAACAGCAGTGGCAAATTTTGAAGGCACAACAACGCCGGCTTACGAAGTAGTTTACGCAACAATAGTAGACCCTAAAGATTCTACTACTGGAAAAACAGCAAATAAAATAAGCATCATACCACAAAATAAAGTAAAAGTAAATCAAACACAATTAGAAGTCACTGATGATGTGACCAAACTGAATGTTGGAGGTTCAACTTATACAATTTTCGTAAGAGAGGGATCCGCAGTCACAGTTGGAGCAGTAGGTCAAGATTTAGAAATATTGGCAAGAACAGGTAGACTATTGATAAATGTGCCTAATGGTCAATTATTTGTTGATATGGTTTCTGGTCCAGACTTGTTGGTTGGTTCATTGCAAGAAAGTCCTGCAGATCCATTTAGATTCAGACCAAAGAATGCTGTGATTAAAGTAGACAGCAATTTAATAAAAGCAAGTGCGTCAGATGATTACACAAGATATATCAGCAACATTAGTAATATGCGTGACAAAGTAAAAGCGGTGGGGTCCACTGAAGGTGCACTTTTACCATTGTGGATGAGAACAGCACAGGCAGGTAGTTTGGCGGCTCTTGGATATACGCCTGCGGCACCATTATGCTTCTGTAAACCCGGACAAGCGGAATCTGTTAGACTGGCAATCAAAAACAGCACATTTGACATTAGACAAATTAATTTTGAAATAGATAGATACGTGGTAGAAGGTACTACTGGTAATAATGAGGATCAGTACGTACTCTTTCCTGACTATGGATATAATATATAGGATAAATAACAGTAGGACATTAAAATATGAGCACAATAGACGATACTAGTATAGACCAAACATTTCCAGTTGCTGGACAAGATAACAACAGTCAAGGTTTTAGAGATAATTTCTCTACAATCAAAAACAATTTCACGATTACAAAAACGCATATAGCAGAAGTTACAACAAACTATGCTAGAAAAAATGCGGGAAACAACTTTTCAGGCAACGAAATAACTGGAATGTTGATGAAACAAAACTTCATCAAAACACACGCAATAGGTACTATTACTTCAGCGGCTAACCTTTCAACTACAAACGGAAATTTCCAACACGCAACAGTGGGTGGTGATCTAACAATTACAATGACTGATTGGACACAAAACGACAATTCAATGGAAAAGGTTGTGATACAATTAGTTCAATCAGGTGGCGCTAGAAACGTTACATTTGCAACAAACGGTGGAACAGTGAAAGCAGATTTCAGTCAACCAGTTTCAATCGACAGTGCGGCTAATCCAAAAGTATTCGAAGCATACTCATTTGACAAAGGTCAAACGGTTTATGTTCATTTTGTAGGACAGTTTTCATAATGTTATGTCTTTACACCCTTTCAGCAAGGATCTAAAACAAGTCCCAACAGCCGAAATAGAAAAACAATTACAAGAACTTAGAACAAAATACCTAAGAGCACGTAATCCTGAACTACAGAAACAACTTAATTTCTTTATAATTGATCTCCAAGAAGAACTCAAAATGCGTTGGTATGAGGAACAAAAGAAACTTGCCAAAGACAGCGGTAAGGATCTTGACAATTTAATCAATATCGAGTAATATAAAGAATGCAAAAAACATCAGTAAGGCAAAAATCTGCCAAATTAAGATCGGATAGAAAGAAATTCAAACGCAAACTGGCATCCAAAGCCAAACTAAAAGCAAGAAGATTATTGACTTATTAGTCAAAATCAGTTACAATTAGATATGCAAATTGATTCTTTAGGACTGCCTAAGTATGGCACAGATGATTTAATGGATTTGATTTACAAGGGTAAATTGGATACTTTATTCAAAGTGTACACAGAAGTCAATGAAGATACCAAGCAGTTCAATCAAGCAGTAAAAGACACAGGCACAGGACAGTCATTGAAGTTCTATGAAAAAATGGACATCAGTTTGGAAGAGTTTGATTCCTTATTACAAAATGAATGGTTCATGCCGAACAGTTACAAGCAGTTTGACATTGAAAAATATTTGGATAAAGTGTGTCCAGACACAGACATTGCAAGACAGAGAGTCAAAGATGAATTACAAGCATTTAAAAAGATGGGTTTCGAAAATTTATTAAAGTTCTTACACTTTTTGGTAACGTTCATGCGTGATAACAAGATTGTATGGGGTGTAGGAAGAGGTAGTTCGGTAGCCAGTTATGTGTTATTCTTATTAGGAGTACACAAGGTTGATTCAATTCAATATGACTTAGACTGGCAGGAGTTCCTTAGATAAATACATACATAATAGGAGAAACAGAAATGGCAGTAAAACAAACAGGCAGAAAGACGTACAAAACCATGCAAGGTAAAGCCGTGGACATGGACCTTTTAAGAAAAAGAAACGAACTAGAAATTGCTGTTGGTAACGCAAAAGTAAATGCTAGAGGAGACGAATTAGGTGCAGGCGGTAAAATAGTTAAGAAAAGAGAAGATGTTCTTGCTGACTATTACAGAGACAATCCAAGCAAGGTACCTGTAGTTGAAAAAGGTGCGGAACCAGTAGTAGATGCTGAAGCACCTGTAGAACCAAAAGCAGAAGAGTCCAAAGAAGATTGGGTTGAAGATGCTGAAGGTAATTTTGTAAAAAAAGAAAAATAATTAATGTCAACTGTTAACGTCTACCAAGCGGAAACAATCACACCAATCCATGACAGAGTGCTGGTCACCGATATGGAATTCGGCGAGCAAAAGACTGCTGGCGGAATAATTATTCCTGGTGATGACGGAATGGCAAGAGGTATACACCCAAGATGGTGTAGGGTACTTGCGAAAGGTCATGAGAACACAGATGATTATGAAGTCGGTGATTGGATATTGGTAGAACATGGCAGATGGACTAGAGGCTTAAAAGTAGAAATGGCACAAGAAGGCACAATCACAGTTAGGGCAGTAGAGGCACAATCCGTTTTAGGAGTATCAAAAACAAAACCAGATACTCAACTTACCAGAAAAACAGATTCCGAAAAACCTTACGTGGCTGAGGGCAAGTAACACTTGACAAATTAGCATAGTGCCATTATACTATGCATATGAGAATTCCAGAAATAAGAAGTAAAGGTATTAACACAACAGGATTGACTGGCATTGTGTTAATGACGCTTCATATATTAGGACATCTTAATGGTTGGGCATGGCCCATACTATATGTCTTACTAATAATGAGCGGTATAGGACAAGAATATTATAAGAAGAAGGACATCTAGTGTATAAACCATTACCAGATGGAATAACAATTAAAGAGTCTAAAGTGCAAGGACTTGGTGTGTTCGCCACGAAAGACTTTGACGCAGATGTTGTACTTGGTATAGTGCATATCTTGAATAAAAATTTTCCGCATGGTGCAATAAGAACGGCCCTTGGTGCATTTTACAATCATTCAGACGAACCTAATTGTAAAAATGTTGCAGGTTTCTGGCATCAACTTCCTGTAAAATATCTAATGACTGTTAAACCTATAAAGGCCGGAGAAGAACTTACTGCTCAATATTCATTGTATGATGATTTTGACGATCAAGGAAATTAATGATAAAAGTATATTGGACTAGGTCATACGTTGGACACGACAAGATCCAACAGATGGGTTTGAACACAAAGTCAATGTTGAGTGCCCTACGTATAAGCGAGCCTGTGCCTCTAACTAAACACATGGACTGGCAAAAATTCTTTGGGCCTATGGTGAGCAAGTGTCCTTCCATAGTGGACGATATTAAAAATGTATTTGTCATTAAAAGTCCAATGGACATGAAAATCAATATAGATGAAGCACAAAGCAGAGTCAATATAGAAAAACAAAGTCCTGACTTCGCACAATTATTTTTAGGAAACCCGCAAGGCAAATGGGGACTACATCAGGTAGGAGCAATGGGATATTTGTTCTTTGCGGAAAAAAGTCTAATGATTAACCAATTACCTGCCTACTATGACAATAACGATTACACCAACAAGACAAATACAATCACGGCATCTTTTGATATAGGAAATTGGTTTAGACCTGCAGGAAAGCCTGTGTTTCAAATTAAAAAGGATGTAACAACTATTGACATCAAAGAGGGTGATGCGTTATTATATATTAAATTTAATACAAGCGAAAAAATTAAATTAATTGAATTCGACGATGCGGAGTTTAGACAACTCGCTGAAAGGAGTCCAGAGTATATGTGTGGTACACTAAAAGATCACGATGAAAATATTATATCATTGCAGAAGTGTTATGACTATTTCAACAGATTTAAAATGAAAAGAAGGATAATGAAACTAATAAAAAGGAACCTAATATAATGGGACCACTATTGACAGCGATAGCAATCACAAGTATAATGATTGTAGCAATTATGTACTGGGTACCTATGGTATGAAAAAGTTAATGCTTTTTATTGAACGTATTCCGCTATTACACGCACCAGGATATTTCCTTGCGTTGGTTGGCGTTATATTAATAATTTTAACGGTGGTATTATGAAAGAACTTTGGGTAGAAAAATATCGTCCTAAGACAATAGATGAATATGTCTTTAGAGATGATCAACAAAAGAAACAAGTCCAGCAATGGATAAAAGAGAAAACTATTCCGCACTTATTGTTTAGCGGTAACGCAGGTATAGGTAAGACTACACTTGCAAAAGTTTTATTCAACGAATTAGAAGTGAATGATCTAGATATATTAGAAATAAATGCAAGTAGAACAAATAGTGTTGATGACATAAGAAACACTATAATAAACTTTGTCCAAATGATTCCGTTTGGTGCATACAAGGTTGTATTGCTTGATGAGGCAGATTATCTATCTCCAAACGCACAGGCGGCACTGCGTGGTGTAATGGAAGAGTATCATACAACAAGTAGATTCATATTAACTTGTAACTATCCTAACAGAGTGATTCCAGCACTTCACAGCAGATGTCAAGGCTTCCATATAGAACGTATTGACCAAACAGAATTTACAACAAGGGTGGCAAAGATACTAATGGATGAAGGTATAACTCCGGACTTGGATATACTAGACACTTATGTGAAAGCACACTATCCGGATCTAAGAAAATGTATCAATACAGTTCAACTTAATTCTACAGACACAGAACTAATGGCTCCGAATAAATCAGACAAAGCAGAAGCAGACTACAAATTAGAAATGACTGAACTATTCAAACAAGGCAAAATTACAGAAGCAAGGAAACTGGTGTGCAGTCAAGCACGTCCAGATGAGATAGAAGACATTTATAAATGGCTGTATGACAATATTACTTTATTTGGTGATGAAGCGAGACAAGAAAAGGCAATACTAATAATTAAAAAAGGACTAGTTGATCACACATTGGTTGCTGACCCAGAAATAAATCTTGCGGCAACTATGATTCAGTTACAAAACATTTAAATACGTTATGACATATGTTGTAAATGATAAGTGTATAATGTGTAAACACACCGATTGCGTTGACGTATGTCCAGTGGATTGTTTTTATGAAGGCGAGAATATGCTGGTCATCAATCCAGACGAATGTATAGATTGTGGTGTATGCGAACCAGAATGTCCAGAAGACGCAATAAAATCCGATCAAGATCCCGAAGGAGAACACTGGGTAGAGTTTAATAAAACTTGGTCTCAGAAATGGGAAGTGATAGATGTTAAGAAAGACCCATTACCTGATTATGAAAAACACTCGGGTGAACAAGATAAACTGAAAAAATACTTTAATGACAAGTAATTTAAAAGTTGAATTAGTAGATAAAATGGGAACAGATCTTTCCGTTGTTAATGCCGCTAGAGTATCTTACGCAAAATTTAAAGATAGTTTTGAAGACAAAGACGAAAAATTAATTAAATTTTTAGCAGAGCATAATCATTGGTCGCCATTTGCACACGCAAGTTTACAATTTAGAATAAAGGCTCCAGTTTTTGTCGCAAGACAACTTGTAAAACATCAAGTGGGACTTGTATGGAATGAAATCAGTAGACGTTACGTGGACTACGAACCGGAACTATACGAACCAAAAGAATGGAGAGGCCGACCTCAAAACTCAAAACAAGGTTCAGATGGCACGGTTTCCATAGACAGCAATGAACAACATAGATTAGATATGACCATGCAACAATGCAAAATAATCTATAAAGCATTAATTGAAAAAGGTATCGCACCTGAACAAGCAAGAATGGTACTGCCACAAAGTATGATGACAGAATGGATTTGGTCAGGAACTTTATATGCTTTCGCAAGAGTATGCAATCTAAGATGTGCAAAAGATACTCAAGAAGAAACACGTGAAGTTGCAAATGAAATACATAAAATTTGTACAGAGGAGTTTCCAATAAGTTGGAAATATTTAAAAAATGCTTAGAGCCAGTCATATATTAATTGCACACCAAGACGCAACAAGAAGTCAAAGAAATGTTTCTAGAGAAGAAGCATTATTTTTGATTGCGGACATACAAAAGAAATTACTAGATAAAGAACTATCATTTGAACAAGCCGCGAAGATGTACAGCGATTGTCCTAGCGGAAAAGCAAATGGTGGCGATCTTGGAATTATAAAACGTCAACAGATGGATAAACTTTTTATGGTTTACCTGGAACAACTTTCAGAAGGTGAGGTAAGCGGTATCTGTTGTACTCCGTTTGGTTTCCACATAATACGCAGAAACGTAACTATTCAGATAAATCAATCACCGTAAATATCTAGCACTTCTTGGACTGCTTTATTTCTTAACACATCCTTTTTAACAAAGTTTACAATGTCAATATATTTGCTAGACGTTTCGTTCAATTTATGAATAAAGTCGGATAACCCATTATCTCTAGGCCTATCAGTTTGATGTAGGTCGCCAGTAACTGCTAGTTTGCTATGTTTGCCGATCCTAGTCAACAACATTTTCATTTGATTCACTGAGGCGTTTTGCATTTCATCTGCCACTATGTAACTATTATGAAAAGTTCTGCCCCTCATATAAGCCAAAGGTGATATCTCGATAATACCTTCGTAAAGCATATTTCTTATATCATGTGTTGTGAAGTATAACTTGAATACATCAAATATAGGGATGGTCCATGGCGCCATTTTCTCTTCCAAACTACCCGGAAGAAATCCTATATCCTCATCCACACTAACTACCGGACGAGTTACAACTATCTTATTGACTTGTTTTTCCTTGAACATTTTAACGGCTACCTGAACAGCAAGTAAAGTCTTCCCAGTACCAGCAGGCCCTATACCAAAGATGATGTCTTTAGCAGGATCTAGTAGTTTTAACAGGTATGACTCTTGATTCACGTTCTTAGGAACAATGTTAACCTGTTTTGATACTTGTGGAAGATATTGTTTGAATGGCAATACGTTCGCCCTGTTCTGGTGCCTTTTGGATGATTTTTTACCCATTAGCACTCCTTGTTATTTGAAGCAAAAATAGTATTTGCATAAAATTATTTAATGGTTTAAACTGCTTACAAAACTGCTCATATAAGTCAGGGCCTATTGATAAATACTTAAAAAGGTACCCACATATGCAAGATATTAAAGATATTATAGCAACTATATCAAACGTCTATGATAATGACACTGCTTTCACAGTGTTGAAAGACTTTGAAAGAGTGCTTGATGAATTAGATTTATACGTCTATGACAACTGGGAAATGGGCGAATTAGTTGCAGGCCCAAAGATGGCTAGACACTTTGTTACTTGTTCATTTATGTGGCCTAGAGAAAAAATGCCAGATCCAATGGGTGGCAAAAGATTAACTGACTTCGGTTGCAAAGTATTCTATCAAAAAGATGTTTACATTTATCCAAGAAAAATTTTACAACAAGATGATTTTAGACCAGGCACTAAAAAAGGTAAATTAGATCAAATGCCTATTTGGGTAGTTGAAATAAGAATGCCGAAAGAATTAATTAGAACAATCTATAGTGGCTATGAAGCAGAACAAAAATTTAATGTTGATCCTGCTAATTCCGAAGTTGTTGATGGTTCTACTCCAGTTGAAAAAGCAGACACAATATCTCCAGAAGAAGGTTTATAATGGGACTAAGACAGCACGATTTAGAATTCACAGTTGATCCAATCTTTGAAATAGATTCATACAAATCTAAAATGGGAGACGATCAAGATATAGTTGTATTAAGTTTTAGTGTAAATGGTGAACAACCTGCAAAAGATTTAGTAAACTTTGTTGAAACAGGATATAACTTTGTGCTTGATGCTGATAAAACAAGCGGCGAACAAGCAGATAAAAAATACAGAGTATTTGTAGAATTAGAAAGAAATAGACACGTACCAAATCAAATCATAGAAATATTAGACGGCATAAAAAAATTAACAAATATGCCTGACCTAAGATTTAGATATTACAAAAATTTTAGAAGTATTCCAGCAGATGAATCAAACATTAATGAACAAGTGCCTTTAGATTCCGGAGCATATGACATTAAGAGAAATGAAACTAAAATGGAAAACTATAAAAATTTCTTCTCTGACAGTTACGCAGACGAAGTTTTTATGGAAGGTGACAATGTTCATATGCATAAAAAATACGGTGACAATCTTGTTTTTAAATTTATAGACATGGGTTGGAAAAAAGAAGTATTAGAGAGCATTAAAGAATCAATTCAGATTGAAGCATTTCCAGAAATAATTTTCTTAAGTAAGTATGTTGGTGACTACAACATTACCAAATTTGGAGACAAATTGGTATTTGAAAATAAGGGTCACTGCGTGGTACTTAAGAGACATGAGATTATCTAAAAACTTTACACTACAAGAATTTACAAAAAGTCAAACTGCCTTGCGTCATGGCATTGATAACACTCCCGGTGAAGAACATCTCACAAGTGCAAAATCATTGTTTGAAAATGTAGTGCAACCTGTTAGAGATAATTTCGGAGTCACTGTGATAAATTCAGGATACAGAGGACCTAAACTTAATGAGGCAGTTGGTGGATCTTCCAAGTCGCAACACTGCAAAGGTGAGGCGGTAGATATAGAATGTCCGGGTACAAGCAATTATGCGGTAGCAAGTTGGATAGAACAAAATTTAGATTTCGATCAACTAATATTAGAATTTTACACTCCAGGCATACCAGATTCAGGTTGGGTACACGTTTCATACAAGTCAGAAGGTAATAGAAAATCTATACTGACAGCAATGAAAGAAAACGGAAAGACAGTATACAAGCCTGGTTTGATAGAATGAAAACACATCAATTCACGACAGCATTTCATTACGACGATTTAAAACCAAGTGCTGAATTAGAAAAATATTGTAAAGAAGTAAATCTAAAAGATGTTAAAGAACATAACACATCTTTCTTTGAAGAAAATCAAGAAGAACTAGCAAAACTTTTGGTGCCTGTTGTTAGAGGTTTCTGGAAAGAGGCTGGCATATTACATGGATACACAGGATTTAGATTGAAGCACATCTGGATCCAACAATACAACGAAGGGCACTCACATAGATTGCACGTACACGGGCCATTAGAAAATGACTGGTCGTTTGTGTATTATGTTGAATGCAATGACGATTCAGCGGAAACTGTCTTTTACAACTATGGATATCCCTACGTGGATCACAATCACTACAAAATAAAACCTAAGAAAGGTAGATGTGTGCTGTTCCCAGGTGCCATGCCTCATGAAGCAATGCCAAACAAGGAAGACACACGTTTGGTGATAAGTGGTAATATTGCATTTGAACGTGATAAATAGTAGCATATAAAGATGAGCGAGAAAAAAGAATATTGTTTGAACTGTGGCAATGACACTCATTGCGGTGAAATTCTTAAGCGAACTGAAAAAGGTTATGCTTCTGAAGGTTCAAAAGAATATGAAATAATTGTGTGCTATCACTGTAGATGTGGCACAGCAGAGGATTTGGAATGATATTTGGTCAGTTAAGAATGATAATGACAGTGGTGATTGTAGCCGGTCTTGCCGGAGGAGTCATCTATGTGAATAAATTACGTTCGGACAATGCAATACTGAAAGCAAATCAACTTAAATTAGAAGCAAGTGTTGAATCACAAAAGCAAGTGATTGCAAAACAAAAAGAAGACTTTCAAGCGATCATGAAAGCAAACAAAGAACTAGGTGTTTTGATCAACAATCTTAAGAAAGATTTACAAGACTTAGACAAACGATTTACAAAAAAGAATAGAGACATTGGCAAATTAGCGATTGAAAGAAGCAAAGCCATAGAAAGAATTATTAACTCAGCAAGTGATAAAGCGGCAAGATGTATAGAAATTGCTTCTGGTTCACCATTAACAGAAGAAGAGATCAATGCAACATTGAAGAGTCAGATCAATACAGAGTGTCCTTCAATTGCAAATCCAAACTACGTACCACACAATGAATAAAATATTTGCAATTATAATACTAGGATTATTACTAACAGGTTGTTCAATAGGTGAAAAGAAACTTAAGGTATTCACTTTGGAAGAGCCAAGAGCAAAACTAGATATTGATATGCCAACTCCATTGACAATGGAAAAAATACGTTGGATAATCATCACGTCTGAAAATGCAGAAGAAGTATTTGCCAAACTAGAAAAAGAAGGTATAGATCCTGTGTTGTTTGGTTTGACTGATAAAGACTATCAGGTCATAGCAAGGAACTTCGCACAAATCAGAGCGAAGTTGGCAGAAACAAATTCAATCCTAGATAAGTACAAAGAGTACTACGAAGAAGAAACTAAAAAAGACAAGGAAGAATAATGGGAAAGTTTAACGATAGATTGATGACAGAATTTTGGCCACCTAGAAAATGGAAACTGGGTAGAGACCTTACATACACGACAAAAGATATCACAGCAGATGAAATCAAAGCACTTAAAGGTGTAGGTGTTAAAGTACAAAGAGACACAAACAAAACTGAAAGTATTGTTGTGCCTAAAGGATTTGAAACTGATTTAGCATCTGTTCCAAGAGCGGCATGGGCCTTGATTGCTCCATGGGACGTGGCAAGAGCGGCTATCATACATGACTTACTATACAAAACAATTAGACAGTATAGATGGAAAATGAAAAAGAAAGAAGACAAAGATTTAGTAGCAAAGGCAAAAGTGATAAGCGACAAAGTATTTCTTCTTGCAATGAATGACGCACAACCACCAGTAGCAGAATGGAAAAAATATTCCGCATGGAAAGCCGTTGATCTATTTGGAAATGGTTCAATAGTGCCTAACAAGGATAACATCTAATGTGGTTCTTTTTAATTAAATCTATTGTTGGTGCTATTTTAGGACAAGCAACAAATTCTTGGTTCAGAAAAACTAAGATGGGTGTTTGGTTCTATGCAAAAGTAGATTGCTGTTACAACTGGGCGGCGAAAAGATATGATTTAGAAGTTTTAGGCAAAGAAGAAAAAATGATGAAACGTTTTCCTGCATTAAGCAAAAAGATGGCTGACCTGGAAAAACGTATTAAGAAATTGGAGAAAAAATAATGGCTGAATTAAAAGAAGATATGTTAGTGCAAAAAGTAAAGGTAAAAGAAGTTTCTAAAGAGTATGAAGTACCAAAAGAGGACCTTGTGCCAAAAACAGGAGACGATGCACCAACATGGTACAATAAAACCGCAGGTATATTAGACAAATTTAGATTAATTCCTAGACTTATAATGTTGGCTTACATCTATGCCTTCTACAAGTCAATCACATGGTTTATGACATTGACTGATCCATCAAATGCTCAGGCAATGTTTATATCAACAATAGTAGGTGCCGGTGCGGCATTCTTTGGATTATATGTTGGTAAGCCTGGTGCCAATTTGCCTAACGGTAAAAAATAAGGACAATCCAAAATATTAAATACTACATAGGACTTGACTTTTTGGTATAAGTCATTATATAATATAGATATGGATTATTATAAAACCTTAGGTGTGAATCGCAATGCATCACAGAGTGATATCAAACGTGCATTTAAGAAACAAGCCATGAAACATCATCCTGATAAAGGTGGTGACCCAAAGCAATTTCAACAATTAAACGAAGCATACGAAGTATTAGGCAATGCACAAAAGAAAAACCAATACGATATGTTTGGTACTGCAAATCCGCAACAGGGAGGAAATAGAAGTTGGGAGTTCAGGACTGATAGTTTTCCAGACGACATAAGCGACGTATTCAATCAATTCTTTGGCGGAGGCAGATCACCATTTGGACAAAGACAACCATTTAGGAAAAATAGAGATATTATCATACAAACTGAAATATCTTTAGAAGATGTTTTAAAAGGCAAGGAAATGATTGCCACTTATAGATTAACCAATGGAAAAGAACAAAGTGTAAACATAAATTTACCTGCAGGTGTAGATAATAATACAACAATTAAATTTCCTAGTCTAGGAGATGATTATCATTCTAATGCTCCAAGAGGAGACCTGCTTGTGAGAGTAAGAATTAAAAGACACAACAAATGGAACAGAGATGGTGCAAATTTACACACAATAGAAAAAGTGAATGTGTTTGATTTAATGCTAGGAACCAAAAAAGAGATCACTACTCTTGATGGGAAGAAACTATCAATATCAATACCTAAGGCAACACAACCAGGAACGGTGTTAAGTATTACTGAACAAGGACTGCCTGCAAGAGGTGGTAGGAGAGGAAACATATATCTTACTATTCAAGCAGACATTCCAAATATAACAGATCAACACACTTTACAGAAAATAAAAGGAATAAGAAATGGAACTGATTAAAGCACCAAATGAATTTTTAGAAAAGCAAGTGGCTCCATTTGACTTTGACACTATGGACGCAGACAAAATATCCAAAGAAATGATTGAAATGATGTTAAAGTATAAAGGTGTTGGACTAGCATCTAATCAAGTGGGCCTAGATGCACAGATATTTGTAATGGGTGAAGAAAATCCAATCACAGTAATAAATCCTATGGTTACCGAAGTTGGCACAGAAAAAGTAGAAATGGAAGAAGGTTGTTTAAGTTTTCCTGGTCTTTACATGAAGGTAAAAAGACCATCGGTTGTGAGTGTCCAATATCTTGACACAAAGCAAAAAGAATGTATAATAAAGTTAGAAGGATTCCATGCAAGAGTATTTTTACATGAATTCGACCATCTCCAAGGTATTACCTTTGATCAAAGAGTTTCAAAATTACGTTTGGAAATGGCAAAGAAGAAACAAGAGAAATTATTAAAAGGATTATATGGTTGAACCAAGTGGTGATTTGCAGGCAGTATTCGATAGAGCAGTAGGTAGTGCTAAATCGTGGAGACACGAATACGTGACTCTTGAGCATTTACTATTCTCTATGCTTGAAGATAAAAAGTTCAACGGCATTGTAAAAGAATATGGTGCTGATCCTGAAGATATGAAAAATCATTTGAAAACATATCTCGATACAAAATTAGATAAAATTAAAATGTCTACAGCAAAATATAAACCTAAAAAGACTGTAAGTGTTGAAAGAGTATTGAATAGAGCATTTACTCAAGTTTTATTCAGCGGCAGAACAAATATTGACTTAACAGATGTATTCATGAGTTTATTGTCCGAAACAAAAAGTTGGGCATACTATTATATCATGGAGGCCCAGATTGATAAAGACAAGTTTCAGGATTTCCTACACAGCGAAATGGAAGAACTCTATGAAGACGAGGTAGATTTAAGTGAAACAAAACGTGCTTTAAGCAAATACACGTCTAACTTAAACAATGAAGTTAAGAAGAAAAAAATAGATCCTGTAATAGGCAGAATTGAAGAGTTGAATCAGATTGCTTTATCTTTAGGACGTAGAACTAAAAACAATGTAATTTTAGTTGGTGATCCTGGAGTCGGTAAAACTGCAATAGCCGAAGGACTTGCTTTTAATATTGTAAATGGAACTTGTCCTGAATTTTTAACTGGCTATGAAGTTTATAATTTAGATATTGGAGCGATGTTGGCAGGTTCTAAATACAGAGGTGATTTCGAAGAAAGATTTAAAATGGTCCTAAATGGATTGAAAAAGAAAGGCAAAACAATTTGTTTCATAGATGAAGCACACAATATAAGTGGTGCTGGTGCTGGTGGTGGACAAAACAGCAACGACCTAGCAAACTTATTGAAGCCTGTATTAACGAAAGGTGATTTAAAAGTTGTTGCAAGTACAACATGGGAAGAATATAGAAAATATTTTGAAAAAGATAGAGCATTGATGAGACGTTTTGCTAGAATTAGCATAGACGAACCAGACAAGAATACTACACTAGAAATCCTACATGGACTTAAAAAATATTACGAAGAGTTTCATAAAGCAACAATATTAGATGAAGCAATAGAATCTGCTGTAAAATTAAGTGTAAAATATCAAACTGATAAAAAATTGCCTGACAAAGCAATTGACTTGATAGATTTGGCTTGTAGTAGATTTAATCTAAAAGCAGACGCAGACAGGGTAATAGGAGCAGACGAAATACAATTTGAATTATCTAAACAAGTTAAGATGCCTGTAGAAAATATTGCTGAAAAAGAATCTAGCAATCTTGCTAACTTATCTAAAAATATGAATGCCACTGTATTTGGACAGGAAAAAGCAATCAGCACAGTCGTAGACAAAATACTTGTTGCACAGGCAGGATTAAAAAGAGACAACAAACCTATTGGATCATTTGTGTTTATGGGACCGACTGGTTGTGGTAAAACAGAGACAGCAAAACAATTGGCAGAACAACTTGGAGTTCAATTAGTAAGATTTGATATGTCAGAATATCAAGAAAAACATTCTGTAAGTAAATTAATTGGTTCACCACCAGGGTATGTTGGTTTTGAAGAAAATACAGGATTGTTAATTACAAAATTGCAAGAACATCAAAATTGTGTATTGTTGCTAGATGAAGTCGAAAAAGCACACCCTGATGTTTCTCAAATATTGTTACAAATAATGGACGAAGGTACAATACAAGGAAACAATGGAAAATCTGCAAATTGTAAAAATATTGTATTAATACTTACAACTAACTTAGGCGCTGATCAATTAGAGAAAAATGCTATGGGTTTCAATCAAACTAAAGATACTGAATATGATGACAAAGATATGAAACGTTTCTTTGCTCCGGAATTTAGAAATAGGCTTGATGCGACTGTTGTATTTGCTAAATTATCTAAAGAAGTGTTGATAAAGATTGTAGGCAAATTTATGCTAGAACTGAAGAATATGCTTAAAGAAAAAAGTGTTAAATTAGAACTTACAAACGAAGCAATAGACTATCTTGTGGACAATGGATATGACAGCAAGATGGGAGCAAGACCTATGCAAAGGTTAATAGATGACAAGATTAAGCAACCTTTGAGTAAAGAACTGTTATTCGGTAAATTAAAGCAGGGTGGTGAGGTCAAAGTAACCGCAAATGACAAAGGTTTAGTGCTTGATATACCCGATAACATCAAACTTTTAGAAAAACAAGCCTAGCACCACAAGACGGCATATAGGCTAAATATAAGCATATGCCAGCAACAAGCACAACAATAATGTCAAATCAGGGCCATCCAGGTGATAGCACGAGTGTCACTGTCACTGGTGAGAAGTTCAAAGGCGACGGATATTTTGGCAGATCAGACGGTTTCCACACCGTACAGATGAATGTGAATGGCGTCGCTGGCACAATACAAATACAAGGAACATTAGCAACCACACCCGCAGATGCAGATTTTTTCAATATTGCTGGCGCTTTATATGATAGTACAACTGCCGGAAAAGATGGTTCTTTTGTTTTTAACTTTACAGGAAACTTTGTCTGGGTTAGAGCAGTGTTAGTGTATACAGACGGCACTGTCAATTCAGTATTGTTAAACAATTAATATGCATCATTATATAAACATTATTAAAGAAAAAGACTTTACAGAATCAGAAATAGATGTATGTCTATGGCATAGTGCAGTTGGTCTTTTAGAAAGCGAAACAAATTACACTACTTTTGAAAACGTAGATGGCAATCAAGTTTTAAGACTAGAATTGCATAGACAATTAGACGAATTTGAGTCAGACGAACTTGCTGATGCTATTTCTAAAAATTTACAAGAAATGGGTGTTGAAGGATTAGAAGTTGAAATAAGCAATAACGATCCTGATGAAGAAACTTACGACGGAGACAGTTTCCACGAAGCATACGGAGATATGTGGTACAGCGAAGATGAATCTTTAGATGAAGCAGAATACAGAGGTAGAAAAGTATCATTAGGCAAACCAATGCGTGGTGATGTAAAAAAATTTAAAGTATTTGTAAGAGATCCGAAAACTAAAAATATTAAAAAAGTTAACTTCGGTGATCCTAATATGAGAATTAAAAAATCTAATCCTGCTAGACGTAGAAGTTTTAGAGCAAGACACAACTGTGATAATCCAGGTCCAAGAACAAAAGCAAGATATTGGAGTTGTAGAAAATGGTAAGACTGTATGAATTCAACAATGAAATAAAATTAGATTACGATCTAATGGACGATATGTATCATTACATGATGAATGATGATGACTTTTACAGAAAACATTATTTTCCTGCAATGAACAAAGCAAAGCAAACAGGCAACAATGAAATGATGATGCCTGTGATTGAATATGCTATGAGCGAATATTCAAAGAAATTTAATATTCCATCTAGAATGATGGACATGGTTACACCAGAAGATAAGAAAACACTAATGGCTAGAATGTTTGATGCTGAAAATGAGGAGTAATCATGCGTATAGTAGAAGTTGTAGAGGCTCCAAGTAAAACGGCAGTATTCGCATTTGGCAGAATGAATCCGCCAACAGCAGGTCACAAAAAATTAGTAAACACAATCATGACACAGGCAGGAGACCCTTACCTGTTTTTAGGGCCATCTAAGAGTGCCAGTCCAGCAACTGATCCATTAACACACGAGCAAAAAGTCAAATACGCCACAGCAATGTTTCCTGGAATACAATTAGGTGACAGTTCAGTAAGGACATGGGTACAAGCAATGCAATATCTACAAAAAAGAGGATACACAGATATAATATATGTTGCAGGTAGCGATAGAGCAAACACATTCAATACATTATTAAACAGATACAACGGCAAAGACTATAACTTCAAATCTATTAAAACTGTGGACGCAGGTACTAGAGATCCTGACTCGCCCGGAATTGAGGGGATTAGCGCCAGTAAAATGCGTGAATTAGCAATGAGAGGTGATGAAAAGAACTTTATACGTATGACTCCATTGCCTACAAAACTAGCAAAAAGTATGTACGATGAGGTGCGTAAAGGCATGGGTGTACAGAAGGAGCCAGCATAAATATGAACATAGCAGAGTTGAAAAAACTTGCAGGCATTGGTAGTGAGCAAAAACACGAGACGCAACAAAATATCAGTCATACTGCAACTGCTTTAAAGCAGAAGGAAAAACAACTAGGCTTGAAGCCAGGTGATAGAGAATGGTTTAAGTTATGGTTCAGAAGACCATATATGCAAGGTTCATATACACCGTTTAGAGGTAGGAAGAAATGAAGATAAGAAACATATTACCAGAGTTTAAAATTGCAGGACAACCAGATCCGAAGGATGCGGCTGACTACAAAGAAAAGATGAAAACTCTGCAACAGATTCAGAATAATCCTAGAATGAGAGATCCTGAAACACAGGCAACTATCGCAAAGAGAAAAGAAGAATTACGTAAATGGGCAGAGAAAAATATGCCTAAAGAAGAAATTTTAGACATAGACGAAAGTGGTATCATGTATCGTGCAGGAGTTAAGAAGTACGGCAAAGAAGGTATGCGTAAAATTCAAAGTGCCGCAGGCAAAGGTGCTTCACATCAAGAAATAGGAAAAATTAAAGACAAGTATGTGAAAGATGATATGCAGGAAGATGATAATACCGACATAGATATTAGAAAACTATTAGTAGACATTTCTTCCATGAAAGACAGAATTTCAGAATTGGCTATGGATGATGGCACAAAAACATCGGCCTTGACAGCACTTGGCAAGGTTGAAGATGACATAGCACAGGAAATAAAGGGATCATTTCCAGAAGACGCAGACATTGACGCACAGATGAAAGTTGACATACTGCAATTCCTAAACACAAAAGTTGCAGGCATAGAAAGACAAATAGAAATGAAACCTGCATTTACACAAGAAGATATGGAAAACAAAGAATTTACTTTAAAATTAATTGACTTTGTTCAGAAGAAGTTAGACGACAAACAAAAGGGTGACTAATGAGATTTCACGAACTTTTAGAAGGCGCATCAATGATGCCTTACTTCAAAGACCCTAAAGACAAAACACAAAAGACTTGGACTTTCCCAGATGCTTGGCAAAAAGACGAGCCATTAGATACTCCATACATGAGCAACGCAAGTATGAGACAATTTCTAGATGCACTAGGTTACAATCCAGACTTTGAAGACAATCAACCACCTGTACCGGCAAAAGAATTTATTGCTAGGACTACACAATGGCTTCAAAAGAATATTGACAAGCCTTCACCATACGAACCAACCCAAGTTGATAAAAATCCAGGTGGACCCACAATGTACACTGGTGGCAGAGAAGAAGGGCATATGAATAAAACAATCAAATATCACAACGAACTAGCCAGAAAAATTATTGCCAAATATCCAGAAGTAACACATTTTGGTTTTAATTAATGCGACTTTCCGAAATAAGCAGAACCATTGACATCTACAACAAAAGGTTGTATAATGAAAATATGGAATCGATGCCGACAGTTTATTTGGATATGGACGGAGTCCTTGCAGATTTTTTTGGTGGAATAGAAAAATTGTATGGAGTCCAACACTGGAAAGAATTAACTTCTGATAAAACAAAAGATTTAAAGACTGAAGTGATTAAAAAAATTACGGGTACAAATTTCTTCGAAACTTTGCCAAAATTTAATTCGGCAGATTCTTTAGTGAAATTAGTGCAGGACTTTACGGGTGGAGTGTATTCTATCAACACATCTCCGTTAAGAGGTGATAATAAAAATTCAGCATACTACAAAAAAGTGTGGATAGGAAAACATCTTCCAAAGCCACAAGAAATAATTGTGACAGGACGTAAAGAATCCTATGCAATGAATAAAAATAACAAGCCAAATATTCTAGTTGATGATAGACCAATCAATATACAAAGATGGACAGGAAGAGGTGGATACGGTATATTGTATCAAGCAAATAGAGATTCCATAGATAAAGTAAAAGCAGGATTGGAAACATACAAACAGAAATACATGACAGCCAAGGACGAAGCCGCAGGTGTAGGCATAGTGACAAAACAAAATGCCACAAAAGATGTGCCAGTAGGCGGACAATACATGAATGTTAAGAAATTAGGTTTAGGCAAAGGCAAACCAAAAAAAATGTTTGATAACTTTGCAGATGGTAAAGGGCCAGGCAAACCTGGTGACAGTCAACGACATGGAATACCTAAAGGTGCAACAATGGCACAATTACAAAAAGCCGCAAAAGCACCTGGCAGAAAAGGGCAGTTGGCACGTTGGCAGATTAATATGCGAAGAGGCAGAAAGAAGAAAAAGTAATAGTTCCATTGGTAAATATAGTATAGGATACTATCAATGGCATTCAGAAGAGCGAATAAACCTAAACCTTACAATACATTGGGCAAGAAGCCTAAAAAGTTTAAGAGTTATCGTGTACTGAAAGACGGCACGGTGCAACACTGGGACAAAAACGCAAACGGCAAAAGAGGTGGCTGGCGTCCTAAAAAAGTATAAATAACAATATGAACTACTTAACAGAACTTATAAGACTTAGAGACGAAGGAAATGGTTGGGCAAAAGAGACCGCTACAAGCATTCTTGCGTTGAAAGGAAGATTCGAATCAAGCGAAATAACATCTGACAAGTTCGTTGAAGGACTTGAATCGCTATCATCAGGCGCCGAAGAACAAGGTCCAGGCAGTTTAAATGACCGTGCAGTAATAGACAACGGCATAGAACACCTCAAGAAATTAGCCTAAATACTACCCCCAAATCCGATAAATACACATAGGAGAACAACTATGATGAAACTAAAAATGCCTAAAATGCCTAAGGTAAAAATGCCAGACGTAAAAGGCAAAGTAGGGAAATTGACAAAAGCAGTTGGTGATAAAACCAAAGGTGCTGTAAAAAGTATCAAAGGTTTAAACCCATTTAAGAAGTAAATGCGTTATAAGGACATCAAAGTCGTAGAGGCCCGTATTGATTATCATTATGGGTTAGATCCTGAACTTATGGTGTACCGTCATAAAATAGGTGACATTTATGGGAAAAAGAACCTTAAAGTGCCACACGCAAAATACAGCACTTCTAAAAAAGTGAAGAATCTTTTTAAAGGCAGTAAATAGTATTATGAAGATTAGAGAAATCATATCAGAGGTAGCGTCAGCAGGTGCAACAAGTGCCGGCAGTATAGCAACGGTACCGTCACCGCATATCGCAGTAGGCCCTGATAGATTTAAAAAATCATACACAGGCAGTCCGGGAAAGTCAGGTACGAAGGCTCCTAAACTACCAAAAGTAGTACAACCTAAAAAAGCAGATGGAACAGCCAAAGGCGCTCATGCACTACCAGGAGTGAGTTTATTTGGTGGACCACTAAAGAGATAAATATTAACATGGAAGATAACAAAAAATGCATTTGCGAAGATTGTAGTTGCGAACACCATTGTGAGGAAACTTGCGATTGTGATTGTGGCACTTGCACTTGCGAATGTTGTGATTAATTATGAAATTTAAAGAAATGTCAGGTGATGGAGTACAGGCGGCAGACTTAAAAAGAATGGGTCAAGCAAGTCCAAAATTGTATGTACACAAAGATGGCAAAACAATCCTTATTCCAGCAGAGAAAAAAGACGAGTACATGGCAAAAGGATACAAACTATCTTCATTAAGGGCAGAAGACAAACTACCTGAATATGATGGTCCAGACGAAACAAAACCAGAACCAAGTGACATGAACATGAACAAATACGGATTATCAGCAAAAAATTTAAAAGGTAAATTTTATTCGTACAGACACGGCAAACTAACAGGAACATTCGATAACATGACAGATTTACAAAAACACCAACACGATTTAATTAAAGACGAATCAGTAAAAGTTGAAAAACAAGAAAAGAATTGTGGATGTGGACAAACACCTTGCATCACTTACGGAAAACAAAACGAAGAGGAATCAAAAGAAATTCCTGCAAACGTTAAAAAGATAGCAAAAGAATTAGACAAAGCAGTTGCGATGCACAAGAGCCAAGCAAAAAGACTTAGAAAAGCAGGTGTATCAGAAGACCTAGCACAGATGGCACACAAAGTAGAGCAGGATCACGAAGTGCAAATGGCAAGATCAGATTTATACAAAGCGGCAAAATATTCAATAAAACTACATGACAGATTAAAAAACGTTTCGGAAGAACAAGGTTTAGAAGGTTGGGTCGCGGCTAAGATTACAAAAGCAAGTGATTATCTAAGTTCAGTGTTCCATTACATGGATTACGAAATGATGTCTAGCGAAGAGATGACGGAATCAAGAACAAAGATTGTACAGGCGATAAAAGCAAAATCAGAACAGCCTGCACCTACATACAAAGAAACTATCAGCAAAAAATATCAATCAAAACTAGAAGAGATGTCTAAAAAAAAGACTGAACCTGTTCTAGAAGACTTTATTGGTAAACCTATCTCAGAAGAAGAATTCGAAAAATTAGCAGAGAAAAAAGACGCCTGCTATCACAAAGTCAGATCAAGATACAAAGTTTGGCCTTCGGCTTACGCCTCTGGTGCTCTAGTTCAGTGTCGTAAAAAAGGCGCGGCTAATTGGGGCAACAAGAGTAAAAAGTAATGAAGGTAAACGAAGTCGTAGAAGGCACACGTTGTTGGAAGGGTTACGAAAAGAAGGGCATGAAGACCATGTTCGGAAAACGTGTACCCAACTGCGTTAAGAGAGAACACGTTGACTTCTGTGTTAATTGTTACAGTCTTGTTTTAGATGAATCCCTAGACGAAAATCTTAAAAAATGGTTCAAAGACAAATGGGTACGCATGGGACCTGGTGGCAAAATCAGAGGATCATGTGGAGGCAAGTCAAAAGGTGAAGGCAAGCCAAAATGCCTACCTGCCAGAAAAGCCTACGCCTTAGGTAAAAAAGGCAGAGCAAGTGCGGCACGTAGAAAAAGAAGAAAAGATCCTAATCCAAACAGAAGAGGAAAAGCAATCAACGTTGCTACAAAAAAGAAAAAATAATGAAAATAAGAAATAGACAAAGGAACGTACCTTACTTAATGCCTGTAAAAAATGATATCACTAGATTTTACATGAAAGTTAAAAGCAAAGTTAATTTTTATTCATGGTCTATTAGGAATAAACATAAAACAGCATAATGAAAATTGCGGAAGTTGTTTTAGAGAAGTGGTCAAAAAAATATAAAAAATCAATCAATTGTTCAAATCCAAAAGGCTTTTCACAAAAAGCACACTGCGCCGGCAGAAAAAAACGCAAGTCAAAATAACCTTTTAAACTCCATAAGATAATTTTTTTCCATAAATACAATATATTAACAAGGGGGAGGTTGTGTCTTGAATTTCGTTGCAAATATTCCGTATACAAAATGTTGGGTTCGTAAAGAATACTTACACGACCTTGAAAGAGGCCACGGCGAGTTCGTAGAGGCAGTTATCATAGCAGTTAAATCAGTACAAGGTAGAGCATTAATGTTCGAAGCATACCTGCCTGAGTATGGTGCTTGTTTTGATAAATTTCCACTATCAGCATTTGTTTGGAAAACTGGCATAAAAGAAGAAGAACAACTACCACTAGGCACATTAGAACTATGGGATAGTTTCAGTAGCAATATTCAAGTATGGACAAAATCTATTCTTAAAAATTGTGATGTTGAAATAATGCTAAAAGGTGGCGGCAGAATGAAAGGCGAATACCTTTTTACAATAGATGCCTGTCATGGAGATCCAAACTCTGTAAACACAGGAGTATCTGAAGTCCCTAGCGAACACAAACAACACAATTTTGGAAGATTAGAAAATGGTCAATACTTTGCACAACCAAACAATAGAATGCTTTGGTACGAACAATCATTGACTCCATCAGAATTGAAAAGACCAGACTTCCAAGTTAGCACCAAAGAGTTCTTCTGCGAAAATGAAAGCAGTGTAACTTTTGGTGATTCCAACGATTATTTCTACGAAGAAAAAGACAGTCCTATCAAAAAATAATCATTGACTTTGCTGTAATTATTAAGTATAATCGCTTATATAATTTTTAACACAGGTAAAGAATAATATGATTAAAGGATTCAAAATTCCAAAAGTAACTTTTAGAGTACGAACAGGCGATGCTGTGGAAACTGATGGCGGTTGTGCTATTGGTGGTGAATGGCATAACGCAACAACAGATTCTTATTTCAAAGGAAAAAGAGTTGTAATTTTCAGTCTACCAGGGGCA